CCAGTTGTCCGCATATTTTTTCTTAGCAAATACCATGTAGTTAAAAAGAAATCGGTCTCTATTGTCTGTCATAATTTCTTTTGTTAATATTCCTAAACAAGGAGGACCATCTTTAAATTCATCAGCTCCACCTTTTAATTCAACTTCAATAATTTTTTCTTTTATATTTCTTAACTGCTCTACTTTAACTTTATTTAATTCAACACATTTTAAAAATGTATCTAAATCCATTTCACTACCATCTGGATTTAATGCAACTCTTTCTACCTTATTAAAATATGGAAGATTTATGAAATTTCCATTCATCTGTTGTCCTTCAGTATTAGAACCTAGTTTAGTTTGCTTAGGAAATATTTCTGTTTTAATAGTTAGATTAAATAAAAATAATACCTGTTCTAAAAATTCTTTTATCTCTAAAGCTTTAACAGGCTTTTCTGTAAATACATATAAATGTAGTCCATTACTTTTTGATTTAATTGGTATTAAGGGTAATTCTTTTTGTTGTATAATATCTAAGTAAAATTTTATATCAAAATTCTTATATATTTTAGGATCAATATCTACTGCACCAAAACTTGCATAACCATTGTCATCGCAGGGTTGAATTCCTATAGATTTTTTACCTTCTAAATGTTCTGCATAATCTTTATCAGTAATTGATTTACCTGCCCAACCATAATCACCTGGATTAAATTTTATTTTTCCCGTCTCCGGATCCTTGTAACCTTTTGAAATGTTACAAAAACCAAAGTCTCTTTGTAAACCAGTAAAATACTTTATAAATTCTTTCATTTCTATTCCTTATTTTTTTTATTATATGGGCGGCCACAGTCTCCCGTTTCCGCCCATTCTTCGAAGTTATCCACTTAGTGAATTATACAATTTCCTCAGTTTGAGGTTGTGCTTTCTTCTCATACTCAGGTTTAACAGCACCCTTAAACACAGTTTTTTGTAGTTCCTGTGCCATTACGTATAAGTCAGCGTCCTCTTTCTTAGAAACATCTAATGTTCTGTTCATAGATGGTTTATAGACATGCCAGCTTTTACTTCCTGCAACTTTACCAAAAGTTTTTAAATTATAAACTGCGGCATATGTTGCGGGATTGTAAACACCTTTGTCATCTTTAAATCTAAGATTTTTAATCAACTGATTTAATTCTCTTGCTGGTGTTAAGTTAGAAGATCTCATAGTAATAACTGCTGGTCTAGGTTCATCCCCTAAAACAATTACATAAAAGTATGCAGTCTTTTCTATATAATTACCATTTGATAATCTATACTTACCATTTCTTTCTTCCTGTGCATCATCTGGAATAGATAGATGAGTTGTAACAGGCGGAGCTGCGGTATCTCCCATTTCTCCCCACTCAGGGTATCTAGTTTGTACGTGCGTAACTATAACATCCACACCTTTTTCACCATCAATCAATGAGTTTAAACCTTTAACATAAATCATACCTGGCTTTGAACCCTGTATAAATTTAGCATTAGTTGAGTTACACTCAGGTGATAGTTGATGTAAGATTTTTAAAATCGGTGTTGACATATCGTCCGATTTTATTTCTTCAGAACCTCTCCCAGAATCGCTTCTAAGATTGATTGTCGATAATGCACCTGCATTATCTTTTTTCGTCATAGCATTTGTATTTACCATCTTATATCTCCTTATTATTTATTATTTATTATTTATTTTTTATTTTTTATTTTTTAAATACGTCTGATTTCCATCAAACGTATTGAATAGTTCTTCAGGAACTTCTCTACCTTTTTCATTCCATTCCTTCATAACTACTTTGAGTGTCGATGGGTGAACTTTCTCCTCTTGGATAGGTTCATACCCATTCGACCTCGCAAGGCCAGCGTAATCGACAGCCTTGTTATCTTCGCCTTGACCAAAGGATACAGTAATATTATTTTTTACTATATCCCCCAAGCCATTGTCTCGAAGCCAGTGTATTGCCTCTGCTTTTTTATCAGCTTTCATTGAGGTAGCATAAATTTTTTTAACAGTTAACTCTGAACCATCTTTTAATTTTAAACTTTCTAAATTCATGTCATCCATTAATTTTGGAATTATAACACAACTAAAATGTTTTTCATCTTCCTTTAATTCTTTTATTTTATCTTCATAAGATAAAATTTCATTTTGAATGGATCTTAACTTTTCAACTTCTGTTGAAAGTTTATCGGGATCAACAGTGTTCGTTTGATCCGGTGCATCTTTACGCATATCTATTAACATACATTATTCCTATTGGTTATCTGTTTAACTTTCATAAATAGGATAATAATAACTTTTGACTAAATGTCAAGTCTAATTTTGAAAAATATTTATTTCTATAGGGTAATAAATTTTTTCTTGACGGTCCCATTTAAGTAATTTGTATTTGCCATTTGTCATATCTGAACAAACTGAACAAACAACTCCAATAATTGCTGGATCGCCTGAGAGTAGTAAATAATCATCAGTATTAAAATCTTTTAGAAGATTTCTAAGTTTTATAATTAAGGGACCTGGAGATAAAATAATTTGTGAATACATAGGAAGCAGTGACACTATGTCGCCATACTTTTGTGCACCCAATACATTGTATTTTGGCTGTCCTGTTTCTTTATCGACAGGTATCTCTTGTGTTAAATAAACTTTGCTCATTGACTTTTTATTTTAAATGATTATTATAGTTATTAGAAAGAAAAGTAAAGTATATATTATGGATATTAAAAACTATAGGTTTAAGACTAAACCATTTGATCATCAAATGGATGCATTAGAAGATTCTTGGGATAAAGAAAATTTTGCCTATTTCATGGAAATGGGAACTGGCAAATCTAAAGTATTATTGGATAATGCTGCTATTTTATATGATAAAGGCTTAATAAATGGACTATTAATAATAGCACCTAAAGGTGTTTATAAAAACTGGTATGATAATGAAATACCAACTCATTTACCTGATCATATAGAAAAGAAAGTTGTTCTTTGGAAAACATCAGATAAATCAAAAAAACAAAAAGAAATTTTAAATACAGTATTCCAAACAGGAACTGATTTTCATATTCTACTTATGAATGTAGAAACTTTTTCTACAGGTGATGGAACTGAGTTTGCTCAAAAATTTCTATCATGTCATAAATTAATGATTGCCATCGATGAGTCTACTACTATTAAAACTCCAACATCTAATAGAACTAAAAACATTTTAACATTAAGAGATAAAGCTAAATATAGAAGAATTTTAACCGGTTCTCCCGTTACTAAATCTCCATTAGATTTATTTTCTCAATGCTTATTCCTTGATCCTTGGCTCCTAGGTCATGATTCTTATTGGACGTTTAGATCAAGATATGCACAAATGAGAAAAATAGAAGTTAATGGTAGACGTGTAGAAATAGTTGTAGGATATATGAATCTTGGTGAACTATCGGATAATATAAAACCTTTTTCAAAAAGAATATTAAAAGAAGACTGTTTAGATTTACCTGAAAAAACTTTTGTAAAACATTATGTTGAACTTTCTGATGAGCAAAAGAAAGTTTATAAACAAATGAAACAAGAAGCTATAGCTTTTTTAGAGGGTAAAATGCAATCTACTGCAACGGTTATGACTCAATTAATGAGACTTCATCAAATTACCTGTGGACATTTTACTGCTGATGATGGCACTATAAAAGATTTACCTAGTAGTAGACTAACTGAACTAATGAGTATATTAGAAAATATTGAAGGTAAGACCATTATATGGTCTCACTATACTCATGATGTTAGAAGAATAATTGAAGCTATTAAAAAAGTATATGGAGAAGAATCTGTTGTTGATTATTACGGTGCAACAGACACTGATGCAAGATCTGCTAATATTAAAAAATTTCAAACAGATGATAAGTGTAGATTTTTTGTAGGTACTACTCATACAGGTGGTTATGGTATTACTTTAACTGCTGGAAGTAATATGGTTTATTTCTCTAACGGTTATGATCTTGAGAAACGTCAACAGTCTGAAGCTAGAATAGATCGTATTGGTCAAACTAAAAAAATGACTTACATTGATATTATGGCTCAAGATACAATTGATGAAAGAATTGTTAAAGCTCTACGTCAAAAAGTTAATATTGCAAATACAATTATGGACGAAGACTTTAGAGAATGGATTTAAAGAATTACAGAATAGGACAGAGAAATATTCCAAGGGACGGTGGTAGGTTCTTGGCAGCAATGTCGACGTTGGTTCGGTCTCTCTTGGTCCTAATTTGGTTCAACCGTTAAACCAACTACTACCACATATTTAATTATTATAGTCCCCACTATAATAGATCCCGATAGCGAACCATCAACCACCCAAAAAAAAATTATAATTTAGCTAATAACACTGAAATCATTCCACCCATACCTATAAGTAAAGCGCCAACGCAACTGATTAAAATTTTTTCAATTCTACCAATTTGTTTTTCCAATTTATTAATTTTTTCGTGTGTTTGTTTTTGCATTATTCGACAAAGTTTTTCGTGAGATTCTATTTTTTGTAAGGCTAAATTTTTAGATTTAAGCATTAGTAACCAGTTCTTCCCATTCCGCTTTTGTTTGAAAAACCATCTGAAGCTCCTTTGCTACCAGGACCTCCTCCGGTATTATCATTTCCACTAGGACCTGTAAAATTTCTTTCCGATCTAGGTCTATTCATAAAATCTTTTGAACCTGTAGCTGCTGCTATTTTTCTATTATTAAAATACTCAGCTAAAGTTTTTGATTTACCAAACATCGAATTTTGAATTTTATCATTGAGACTTCCTATACCTTGTGCACCTTTACTTAATAAACCAAAAATTGGATTACCTGTTATCATACCTATTAAAGAACTTAAACCAAATTTTCTTCCCATACTACTTAATGAGTCTTTTAATGGTTTTCTTTGACCTGGAAGATATTCTTGTTCCTCATCTTCTTCATTAGCAACACCATATGAAGTGTCAAAACCTAAAGGGACTTGATTATTTATTTGTGGAACTTGATTTGTCATTCCTACACCCCTATATCCTGAAACACCACCATATGAAGGAAGCATTGATGAATCTTGTTGATAATTATAAAGTTGATTTGTAGGATTATTTGGATCTTGCTCTCTTTGAAAAAATAATTGTCCAAAAGCGGGGTCATTTTCTAAAAAACTTTGTGAATTATTTGCATTGGCCGCTTGATTTTCTGCAATTATTTGACTTACTAGATCAGTGTTTTGTAATTTTTGATTATAAGCACCAGTATTTATAAAGGGTAATGCACCAGATGCACCAGTAATTCCAGTGTTATTAACTTGATTACTTTGATTATTAAAAGGTGATAATAATTGTTGTAATCTTAACTCGTCTAATGTTGCCATATTATGCTAATCCCCTGGATCTTAATTTAATTTGTTTCTCTTCTTCTGATAATAAAGCATTTTCAGTGGCAGTCAATCCTTGATTCAAGGCCCCTGAAGCCTGAAGCGCTGCTGCTTGAACCACTTGAGAATTAGGCATTGGTGTACTAGGTAAAGGAGCAGTTTGTGGTTTACTAGATACTAGATTGGGTTCTGGCAATATATTATCTTCAGGTTTTTTACTTTGTTTATCAATTATTGCAGGTAATTCTTTATTAAAATATCTTTTCAAATCTGTATCAGATAATCCAAGTGGAACACCATTCCATTTTTTAATAGTTTCTTGCATTTGTGCTAATGGAAAAACATCTTGAAATTTTAATTCAGGATAAGCTTCTTTTAATTTTCTAAAAGAT